ATGGTAGTTTGCTAATGCCTTGCTGTAAGAATACAATGATAAGTGGTATCCGTATGAGCCAGTGGCTCATACAGAATTCAGGAATTGCGGAGGTAATTCGCTGTGCTAATGTTGTCATTTACAGTTGCTCCAGAATCTCTTTCAGTTTCTTTTTGCTTTTGCCTTTTACTTTTGCACCTGAGATATCATTGTCACCATCACCTACAACAACAACGGCAATCATACCCATTGACTTGTGTGGTGTGCATTGATATAGATATACGCCTGCTTTGTCAAATGTGTAAGCATATTCTTTGCCTAGTTTTGATTTCTTAGGCGCTTCCCAATCATCTGGGCCTGCGATAAATTCTACATTATGACCTTTTGATGTTGGAATCCATGTAATTGTAGTACCAACTTCTACTGTTGCAATGTCAGTACCATAAACCATCTTGGCTCCGTCGTCTCTTTTGTTTAGCATTTCAATAGCTATATCTCCTGCATATACAGGAAAAGACATAGCCATTAAAACTGCTATAGTAATTGATAGTAGTTTCATTTATTTGTCCTTTACATTAAGATTACTCGGAGAATATTGTTCTCCATTATATTGCGATCCCGTTTTTCCCTTGCCTGTTTCAACTCCACTGTTGCAACCAACAACGACAGTTAATAAAAAGAGTATGCTTGCAATAGTAACTCTTTTTGTCCACAGCATAAACATTTCGAATGTGCGTTCTGCTTCTGCTTGTGCTTCTACCTTAGGATCCATAGGTTACCTTACATTTTTTGTAGTCAAGTTTAGGACTAAGAGTTTTATAATCTAAGATTGGATTCAACTTCCCCATCCTGCAAACTCCTCTTTGTTAGCCATCCTAACATGTCTTGTAGGCAATGTGTATTGTTGTTCGCCTAAGCACACAATGTTAGGTGCATTTTTTAGGTATTGCTTTTTCTTTTCGTCAGTGTCAAATGACATACTAAAAGCATCACCATTGTTAGTGTTCAAAAAGTTATAAGTCATCGCCTGCTCCGAAGCACGGCAGGATAGGTGTCATTTTACAGTAACGTGCATAATCATCATGTCCAACCATAGCATATGTCATGCCCATTGGAACAAATAAAATAAAACTCGCTACAATCAAAAATGCCCAACCTAGACCTTTTGTAGTGCAATAGTTATGTTGTTCACTCATGCTCACCTCCAATGCCTCTGCTGTTGATGACATTGTCTTTTACAAAACGATCAACAACTTGTGGACGCTTGTCTGATTCGTTCATTATCACTGCTGTGATAAAGATACCTGCGATCAAACATACATGGAATATAGCACTGATGCCAAATGCCATGTAACTGCCAATCATAATGGCAAATAATCCACTCCAAATAAATGCTAGGCATTGGAATATCATATGTGATACTCTTGGATCTAGTTTACGTAGTGGAGAGTTTTCAATAGTCATAAAACTTGTCCACATAAGTCCTAGTTCGCTGCGAAGTGAAGTGATAGTTGTTGCCCAACCAATGGGCTTTGGTTTCTGATTCATATCATTCTCCGTGTGTCTATGTATTAATATATAGCAGGTTAGCAGTGTAAAGTCAACCTTACTAGGGTGTGTTATATTGTAGCAGTTATCGTTTTTGTGGAGGCTTGGGCATTGTAAACAAAGCTCGCACATGATGAGGATGTTCATAACAAGGTTGCCTTGCAAACACCACCCAACGATATCCTTGACCCATTGTCCAGTCAGGAAAGTTTTCTCGTATGAACTCCTTAAAACTTGTGCCTGTGGTAAACACATCATCACAAATCATAATCTGGTCATTAGGATCACCGCTTGCATATTTGTTCATTGCTTGTGCAAAAGGCACGCCACCTCTTGGAATACCCACTGCTTTGTAAAAAGGTCTATCTTGGTAATCCATAACCATACGTGCTAAAGCATCCCACCATTCAGGGCGTATAGCATCACATTCAATCTTCCATGGTAGTTCTTTGCCAGCGTGACTAACAAAGTCTCCAACTTCAAATAAATCTGCACCAGTTTTAAACGCCATTTCCGGCCTCCTTTATCATGTGTATGTTTTTAGTTATATGTTCATTGAACTCTTCATCAGTTTGTGATGCAAACAAACCTTCACTCAATCCTCTTGAAAAACTTGCTGTCATTCCACGTTGTCTTGACAATCTCCTACAGGCTTCTTCTGTGCTGTATCCACCTGACAATCCAACAACCCGTTCAACACGATCGTGTGGGATTATACCGGAATAAAAGTCATCCTGTTCAGGCAATGTCAGTTTCAATATACAACGTCCGTTAAAAGCATCTAATCTTTCTGCAAGTTCATCACGAAGTTTGTATTCGTAAAGTTCTTTGTCTGGATGTTCAATAGGTATTTCTGGTTCAACGATAGGCATCAGTCCTTCACCGTATATGCCTTCGGCTAGTGCAAACTGCTGATCCAATATCATTGATAGGTCTTTGTCCGACTTTACAATACTGCGCATCTTAGTTCCTGTGCAGCCATGTTCTTTTGCAAAGTCTGTCATTTCGTTCCAACGGAAGTATTTTAGATATCCATTGTCCTCACAGCCGCTGTCTATTTTTAGATACGCTTCTATGCCTTTGGCTTTTAGCACAGGAACCATACCACGCTCCACAGTATCTTTGTATAATATGGCAGCCCAAATATTGTAACTGGTACAAGCCGGTGAGTTCACCATACGTAATCGCATTTCGTTGACCAGTTCCATCTTGTTGCTTTCCTTATACTTTTGACCATAGCGTTCTAACACACCACCTGTGCTGCCTCCGCTGTGATCCATAGCCGCAATAAAATCACTCATATGATTCTCCTGTCTCTCTAAAAAAGTTTTCACTCCAAAATGCTTTGTCGTCAATCCACACATCGTAGTTTTCTTTTTCACCTACGCTGAGTTCATGATACTTGCAACCCCAACCATCAAGTTGATTCTTGGTAAGGTCGTAGTAGTCTACTCCACTTACACATCCTCTTGCTGTCATGTATTTGATTGTGTGTCCTGCATCATACAATGCATTTACTCGTGCAATGCGCTCGGGCATTGGAATATGATTTGCGTAATCTTTTTTACCACCACTGTCTGGAATGATAACTTCCTTGCAGATGGTGCCGTCAATGTCTATTACATATTTCATTTAATAACTCTGTGCTAGTCGCCACATTAAATATTCTTTTGATTCGATTGGATCATACTTGTCTTCTTCACCTTTGCGCAAGTTTTCAACGATAGTGCCAGGTGTAGGATCAACAAAGTGTGGCATTGAATATCTTTGTTGATGTATGTGAGTGTTTACCACTCTATGTTTAGTACTTTTAAAATAATCATTAGTCCAACGCTGTAGTAAGTCACCAATGTTAACAACAACGCCGTCGTCCGCAAAGGGTACTGGATGCCAATCGCCACCAAGGTCTTGAACTTGAAGTCCGGGGACGTCATTAATCTGCCAAAGTAAAGTAATAGTACCGTAGTCACTATGCTCTCCTATACGCATTTGTTTGTCTAACATAGGCCCATCATATGCTGGATAATGTATAACTCTTGTTGTGTTGAATGGGACTTTGTGTGCATCTACTAATGTAGTGCCTGTATCTAAGATAGTATCAAACTTCTCCAAAATGCGTAACGTTAATCTATCAGCAATATTTATGCTGTCTAATGCGCTGATTTTGAAGCCATCTATGTCTGGCCACAAATGATCTGGCATACGAGTATCGTTGTAGTTAAATGATTCTTTGATATCTTTTGGTGCAGTAGGATCTACATTTTCGTCACCTACCATACTGTAACCTAAGTTGGTGTCACCTTCATAAGGATACTGCTGTTTTGTTTCTAATGGCAAATCAAAAAATGATCTCATTTGCTGTTGCCACGCTTTCATATTCACACTGTCTTGTTCATCTAGTGCATTGGTAAACACTGCGAAGCCCACTGTGGAGTAGGCTTCGTCAATGCGATCTAAAGCGTCTTCGGCTTGTAAATCTATTATGGGTATCATTTAGGCAACTCTGCGTCAATACCTTCGACATAATACATCATTGAATCAAGATGTGCTCTGTCTGCAACTTCACCTTCTGCAAGTTGTAAGTTGCCTTTGTTGTCGTAGATTGGACCTGTAAATGCAAAGTATTCACCGTCACGGATAGCATCCTTGACTGCTTGTGCTTTTGCTTCTACTTCTGCTGGCATGTTTGTAAATGGAGCCATTTCAACTGATCCATCGTTCATATGTCCAAAGTAACAACCATCTGGTCCGTCACAAGCTGTAGTCCAAGTTCCGTCTAACAATGCACCAACTTTTGCAACATAGTATGGTCCCCAGTTGTCAATAGTTGCTGTCAACTGTGCTTTTGGAGCAAAACGATACTGATCACTTGCTTGACCAAAACCAACTAGGCCTCTTTCTTCTGCTGCCTGGATTGGAGCAGGCGAATCTGTGTGCTGTGCAATCACGTCACAACCATTGTTGAATAGCGCATCTGCTGCGTCTTTTTCTTTACCTGGATCATACCAAGTGTAAACCCATACTATGTCTATATCAACGTCAGGATTGACAGATTTGGCACCGAGATAGTATGTGTTGATTTCACGCACAACTTCTGGAATAGGGTATGCTGCCACGTAACAAATCTTGTTGGTCTTTGTCATCATACCAGCAACAACACCTTGAACGTGTCTTGCTTGATAGAGGCGCAATCCGTAGTTGGCCATGTTAGTGCCATTGGTTTTATAACCAGTTGCGTGTTCAAACTTTGTGTTTGGGAACTTCTCTGCAACTTCTAACATTGCATCCATATATCCAAAACTAGTTCCAAAAATAATGTCTACACCTTGCATAGCCATCTGTGTAAAAACTCTAGTAGCGTCTGCACCGTATGCAACTGATTCTACAAATCTTGTTTCTACTCTGTCGCCGAAAGCTTCTTCAACTTGCTGACGACCAATGTCGTGTCTGTATGTCCATCCGTGGTCACCTGTTGGTCCTACGTAAACAAACCCGACTGTTACTTTATCTTTTGGCTCACCTGCAATCGCAGACATGCCGAAAGACCCCATCAACATAAGTGATGCGGCCAATAGTTTAAATAGTTTCATGTTATTCCTTTCGTTGTGGGTGTTCTCTAACTATAAAATGTTTCACCCGTGTGTGTAAGTGCCACTTTTCTGTTGCTAGGTAAGTGACCAACCCCCTTAGATTACGCTGCTAGAGCAAATCCAGAAGGTGCAAAGTTATCGTTTGCATTTGTGTTTTGTAAACTTGCCTACCTGTCGAAACCTATTTCGCCCCCATCATAAACACACGACTTGTTACCTCTCGGCTCTTGTCCTATGCACAGGAAAGCAGGTGCATCTACTCTCATGTGTTTATGGTGGAGGCGTCCGGTACCGCCCCGGAGTCCAAATACGCTTTTTAACGCCTACAGTTTATTTATACACTCGTTTTTTGATAATGTCAACCACTCTTTTGCTTAGAACTATTTCATAATGGTTTCTGTCTACTTCATCATACTCTACATCATCTCTACAAGTCATGCTTGAACGTGTAACAATACCATCATTGTCTCCAGTAATCCAAGGAACATCACCAACAGTAGTAACAATTTGTAACCAAGGACATTTGATTTCTATTTTACGACTGGTCCTAATAAAACTGCTATGTGTTGTAATGTCTTTGAATAATTGATATGTAGGATTTAACATTGATCCCCAAGTCGCTATCTCACTTCCGTTAAATGGCGTTGCAAGACTTACTACCCCTTTAATTGCTTTAAACTCTTGCTGTAGGTAAGTTGCATAAACTCCTCCAAGACTATGAGCTACAACGAAAAACGGTCCGTCTTCATAGTCTAGTGTTTCAATCATAGACTCTAAATTCGACGAAGCTGTAGTATCTTTTTCGTAATTTAAATATATGGGATTTTTTGTTCTAAGAGACTTTTCTATAAACGCAAAACTGCGTTCACTAGCTGTTGCTCCATGAATGTAAATAATCCTCATACATTATTTATATCACCATTTTTCAGCAGTGCGCTTCTTAACATCTTTTTGAGCACGGATCGCATTCATTAAACGAACGATGCGATTTTTCTTTTCACCCGGGCGATGATAGTTATTCTTTTGCGACCAAGTTTTA